ATGAAGTGGAGCCAGTCAAATTGTAATCCCTGACTGTTGAGCTCCTCGGGGTTTTTACCAGAAACCCCTGGAAAAGGTGGCCTCGCCTCCAGGATCAAAGACGTAAGCGGCAGACTGATAAAACGAATGAATCTGCTGGACGGAGCTGGGTAAGAGTGATTGGGTGAGAGCGAAGCTGACAGGATCAACTGGATCCTGAGGGGTTGCCCACTTGAGCGCCATCTTAACCGAGTAACGGTCAAGAAGCCTGGGGTTGAATCGTCCTCCCTGAGCTTTTGCGGCTTTTCCCATCCCCTCCGCTATTGCGGAAAAAATGGGAATGCCTTGGAGCCATGGTTCGGTTCCTCCTGGTTGGCAGGAACCGTAGATCATGGCAGCCGCCTGAGCTCTGGTGGCGAAATAATTCAGCAGGGCTTGCTTGTTTGGATTGTTTCCGAACTGTTTTACAGTCCTCAGTTCCTTAACTGCATCCTTAACATGCTTGACGGCTCTCCAACCGCCTGTCACCGTTCTACAGGGTCTCACATGGCAAAAGCAAACTTCTTCTGGAAGAAAACCGACGCCCTCGATTTCCGACCGGAACCCGTGGTCTGCGTAGTGTTCAACGATTTCCTCCACTGCTCTCCCCACGACTGAAGGTGGTACAAACAGTATAGAATCATCGCCTTGAACTAACACATGGCCACGAACTCGAAGTTTCCTCAAAAATGCCACTAAGATCTGAGAATTGATGATGTCGTTCCCAGTACCGGTGTTAGGGTCACCGGAGTTTCTCCGTCCCCGGAAGGTAATGCCAAAAGAACCATCATTCATACGCCAAACGCATTTATTGATTAGTTGTTGAGACAAGAGTCGCGGAAGGATTGAAGATTGGCTTCTGGCTAACCACACTTTGTGCTCATACTTCAGGGCTGCTTCGCTCACGGAACCGTCCCATTTATGCGCATCTGTACAGACGGCAACGAGACCGGTCTTATCCATGATCTCCCCGATTAATTTAGCAATTGCGTCAGGACAAAGTCCTTTCGCAAAGCAGGTAAAATCGGGGTGGCAAACCGAGTTTTGGTACACCCGGTTGAGAGCGTTTCTGGTAATGCTCTCATAACCCTTGATATGGCATCCGGTGACCGCAGCATAAATCCAACTGCTGGTCAATGTAGTGGTAGTAACCTTCTTTCCTTTTGACACCAAAACCTTAACTTTCCTCTCAGGTTGAAGATCCCCGCAACGTACTCCAATAGAGCGGGGGGGTTTGGTCCTTCCGGTGAATTCGTTTTTCATCAAGCCGCTTATGGCGGCGGCATCAGCAGACAAATCGGCTTTTGTGAGATCTCGAAAGCGGAAAGTTTCAGCTACCTCTCGATATCGGACTTTTTGGGGATTGGACGCAAAAGTGGTCCAATACTTGTCTAGGGGGATCACCTCTTTGGGTTTCTCCTCCTGGAGCGCTTTATCGAGTGGTCCTTTAATCCACTTCCAATGTGACTCCCACAATCCGGGCTTCGGCTGCAGGGGAGGTGCTGGCAGCCCATCCACTGGATCTTCAAAACTGGCGTTTAGAACGACACGTCCAAGAACTCCAATTAACATGTTATCCAGCGTAGGGTTAGGAGCGGAGGAGGCAAACACCTCCGGGGGACATAGCGTTGCAAATGCCAACGCTCTCCTCCGCTTGGGGGGGCGGGGGTTTACAGTCTTACGTTTCATCCATGCGTTAATCACTCCGTGTTCAGCTATTCTAGTTTTATCCTGTATTTTTCTAAACCATCTAATATCAAATTTTTGATCAACGCCACGCAAGAACTGCAGACCTCCCTACTGGTTGGAATAGACCCGCGACGCGCCAGCACGCGTTCGCAGATCGTCCAGACCCACCACAGCTTCGGTCAACAAGGAAGCCTGGTCTTGGTAGATCTTTAGTGCCTGAAAAACTTCCCTAAGTCCCACTCCGACCTTCAATGCGATTGACAACATGTGGAGAACTGAACTCGCTTTACGCCTCAACACATCGGCGTTGAGTGAGTTCTCTCCCCTATTGGCAACTGCCACCTCAAGCAAGGGGTAGCAGTCCAAAAGTACCTGCACTGCACAGTGTACCATGTCTCTTCGAAGAAGGTTTTCGTAGTGGCCGGGTGGAAGGAGTGAGATATCATCATCACTCATGTCTTCACGGTCTTCCTCATAGTAGATCTCTTCGCAAATCTGACGAGGGGAAACAACTTTATTGACGCACTGACTGGTAAAATTCCCGTCATCGTCGGAGTCATATTCAATGACTTCGCGTGTTTCCTCGCCTGTTTTTCCATCCTTGGCGATGGTTAAGAGATGAGAAACGACCCTCCGGTTAGCCTCCTGCTCGGTACACAAAAACTCTTTGGCCTGGAAAGGTTGATCGAGAACGTTGCGATGCACGAGAGCGTGAATCATGTCAACCTTCTTCGAATCAACGAATTTCTTCATCCAGGGGTTGATGAGTTTCAGCACCATAAGCCGAAAAGGCGAAATTTGATCATGGAATCCATAGATGTCCTTCGCCATCCGTTTGTACGATTTATCGCTGTAAAAGTCAGCGAATTGTCCAATGGTTGCCTTGTACGCGTAGTAACCTGCGCACAAGACGGCTGAAAAGGTGAGACAGGAAAGCCCGAAAGTTTTCAGGTTCAGTTCCGGCTGGCTGGATATGGCACCCGTCTTGAAGAGCTCCGGGGTGTCGTTTTCCAGCTTCACCGACCGAGGAAATATTAAGTTTCGTTCGTCAACTGAAGTTATCCTTATGGAGATTGGAAACTTCGGCCAACGAGCAGCCAACCAGTAGTAAATGCTGCTGCGGGTATCGACTGCGAAACCCTGGATGTATGTGTAACTAGAACCCACTATATCTAGAAACTGACTATGTACATTATTGCAGCATGTGCGGACAGTCGTATCAATGAACTGCCTGCTTCGCTCTATTCTATCTTCTAATCTACACATATCTAACACAGAGGCGGAGAGTGCTGGAACTTGCACTCCCATCCATCCCACCAATCCATTCAGAGAGGAATGGCACACGGTGATCAAATATTTGATGAGATTATCCACTCCTGAGCGCAAAAGAGTGAATGTCTGTGCTACATGGCAGGAAGCCCACGCGTGAAAATTTTCCCAATCAAGGAAAAACCTAGCTGCTTTAGCTGCTTTTATGATGGCCGTCTTGTTCACGGTCACTGTGAGGAGCGGTGCGTTGTTTAAATTTGATGAACTCATAATCGAAGTACGAGGATTTTAAAGATAATCAACCTTTGTGATTGAAAAGGAATTGCTTCCCTCACACCGAAGACGCCTGGCTGCATGCCAAACTCATACTGGGACTGCCCAGTGGCTTCTAGGGTGAAAGTTGTTAATCAACCAGGTGGCTGGATCTTCCCCTGATTAGGAAATAACGCGTGGGGAGAATGCCTGAATCTGGGGCGTCAGAGACAGGGCTTGGGGCGAGCAGGAGGTGCTACCAGTTGGACCTCCCGGGTCCCCCTCACCTACTCCCCCAGGCTAGTTGTCAAAGCGTCTAGCAACATCATGGGAGGGCAGGATCATTGGGATACAGAAAACATTTCGTTCCACTTAG